CTTGATATCCATGTCCCCACTGTATTATTAGGTTTCCAAAAAATGAACCAAAACAGATGTACCCGTTTTGAGCGATATTGTACTTCACTCCGGATGCATTCAGCAGCAGCTTCATGAGCTTGCCCATTACCGAGTCGGTGGTCAGCTCAGACACCACCGTTGGCAGCACCTTACTGGCCAGAGATCTGATGATGGATTCGTGCCAGTCGGTGATGGCCGCACTCTCCGTCTGCGGATGGAACGGAATCATGGCATTAGTGGCCTTGTCAAAATAGTTCATGATGCATTTTTTAATGCTCATTATTATCTATCTCCTTTCATACTTCTTTTAGCCAGATGACATCATGGTCAGACGGCTCTGTGTCGGATAGGGCCATTCCGGATTTAGATCTAATTGGCACTCCCACCCATTCCCCTGTATCCTGGTCTGACAGGAAAAGGGACGGCCCCAGGGCATCGTAGACGCCACCGCTGGTCACAGGGTTTGTACTGCCGGAAGTCGGGGTACTGTCAAAAGTCAGTTTGTCTTGTTTTTGGTTGACTTCCGTCTTAGTGGCAAAGGTTGATTTCAGTTTTGTCAAAAACGTTTTGAGCCCTGTCAGGCTAACCATTTTCATATGGCATCACCTCCGTTAGGAGAAAAGAGCTGTGATGTCCGCATCAGTGGCAGTCGGATAGTCAGCTTTGGCCATGTAGGCACTTGCCACATCAGTCGATTTAGCATAAGCGCTCAGGTCCACCACGCCGGACAGGTTATCCCAGGAGTTCCCGTTCCAGGCCACGTTGTCCCCCGCCTTGATATCATGGCTGGCATCGGCAGCGGTGACATTGTACACATCGCCCACCGCCATGCCATTGGTCGGTAAGGCGGAGTAGGTATCGACGCTGCCCCGGTACCTGAAGGCAGTGGAGATATCCGTCTTTTTCGCATAAGTGCTGGAAATGTCCGCCGTTTTGGCATAAGGACTAAGATCTGCCGTTTTAGCGTATGTACTGGCAATATCCGCGGTCTTTGCGTAAGGTGTCAGGCCTACCTTGCCCTGCACTGCAGATACAACCCCGTTCGAGATTGTTAAATTGTTACCAATCTTCACCCCCCTAGAACGGTGCTGGAAGCGGTCGGGAGAACATACGCATTTGCGCCTGTAGCGATTCCGGACAGCTTGCTTTTTTCAGCGGTGGTATAGTCGTTGGAGCTCAGGCCCTTTCCGGATTCCTTGGACACAAAGAGTCCCTTCAGACTCGTCAGAAAGGTCTTCAGGTTGCTAAGTCTTACAATTTTGTCAGTTGCCATCTAATGTTCCTCCTTCAAACAGATCCAGAATGTCCGCTGCAGTCGCGTACGCTGGTTCATACTTGCCTACCGTGATTTTCCCGGTCAGGTTGCATACTGCAGACAGGACGCCCTGCAGGGTTCCCTCTGCGCTGATCGTGCCAATGAGTCTGTCCATCAGAACGTCACCTCTTCGCACAAAGTCAGAGTATGCGGGCTGATGATGGTAGCAACAAAGCCATCAGTGCGCCGCAGCTCAACATCATAGCAGTACGGACCATATTCCAGGGACTCCGTTTCCTTCGGTGTGATGGTCACCTTATTATCAGCCACGGCCTTCTGAATGATGATTTCCTTTGCTGTCGTGTTTTTCTTGACCGTCAGCAGGATCGTATCATCAGACGTAATTTCATAAGGCGTCCCGTCAGCATTCTGGATGGAAAGATTCAGGATGGCCGTGTCCCCGCGGGTCATTCGGATGTCATTGTTCTTGACATCAACCATAGTGCACCACCTCAATCATCAAGCAGTTCAATCCAGATTCCTTTGTCTGCCATGGCAGTCGGTTTCCCGGAAGATTCCGACACGAACAGCCGGTTGGTGTGAGCATCTTCGGCCGCATTGTGAGTGGCCAGGGATTTCGGACCGTCTTCATCCATGGTCTTGATGGTGCTGTCTATGGTATCCATGTTCGCATTCAGATCAGCGACATCGGCAGCGTCATCATAGCCAGGTTTAATCAGTTTGAGATAACTTGTTCTGGTTGCCATTTTCCATTCCTCCTATCAGTCAACGTCTTTAATCATGGTTTCTTTCCATGTCCTGGTCTTCATATAGGACCAGTTGCGCCAGATGGAATAGTTGTCGGACCATACCATCCCGGCTTCTGCAGACCATTTCTTTTCTTTCACATTGGACCAGAACAACGGATAGTAGTAATTCCGCCAGACATTGTAGTCATAGCGGAACTTGTAGTCGATGTGAGCCGGCTTGATACGGTCCACAGATTTCACCAGGATATCCGTGTAGGGGGCCGGCTCCATGTAGTGACGGATAGCATAAGTGATAGTTGCATCTCCGTCATATTCTGCCGTGCAGCTGCCGTTGTAGATTCCATCACAGATCTGCTGAATGGCAGGTAAGGAGGCAAACTGTTTGGCCAGCCAGTTTATTTGAATATCACTGCGGCGCATGTCCAGGGTGGCATCTTTGGCCGGAGCCAGGCCCATGTCCTTTTCCAGTACCTTGCAGCCATCTTCATCCAGCTTGTCAAAAAACAGGTTGTAGTAGTCCTGCATCAGTTTCCCATTAACGCCGCTCATGTCAGCATCCATGGCATCATACAGGGCCTTGACCCATTTGTCCTTGCGGTACCAGGCATGGAGAGCCCGGAGCATGGTATCAGTCAGCATAGGTCACACCACCCAACACGGCCACTGATTCCTTCGGGATGACGATATTTGATGTCCCGCCGTTCACCTGCAGGTCTGCATAGTCAAGGACGCCCGTGGTTCCAATGATGGCCGCACCAATCCGGGCATAGCTGATATAGTCCGTGGCGCTGTCCACGGCAGCAAATGCCTGAGAGCTGATGTAGGCATCAATAGCACTAGTCACATTTTCCTTGATGGTTTCCAGATCTTCGGAGGAAGATACAGAGACCGATACAGAGACCGATACAGAGACCGTATCTGCGGCCTTGACCGTACAAACAGCCCCGACAGGTGCCTGGCCTTCTCCGTAGCCCGTCTTGCCAGGATCGATATAATCCTGGACAGCTTTTACAAGGCTGTCAGAAGCCGGCTTATTGTCGTTCCCGATGATGACAACCTTCACGGTATTCCGGCCATTCCAGCAGGGGAACACGCGGGCATTCCCTACACCGTCAACGGCTTTTGCCCAGGCAATGTAGTGATATTTGTTCCCGCAGGTTGCCGGGATCTGTAGCTTCTCATAGTACCGCTTTCGGAATTCATCGTCTGTCTCTTCGGCATAGCCGCCTTCCGCCGGATCCGGATTGGTCACAGAGCCAATGCCGTTGATGGTCACAGGAATCTGGGTGATGGTATCCGCAGCCACATTCCCGCTGGTTCCTGCGACAACAGCCTGGACATTGAAGGTATCACCCTGGGAAACAGTCTTTGTCTCCGTAGATTCAAACTGAATGCGGTCAACGGTTTCAAACAGGTCCCCGGCTACAATCCGGCCACTGCCGGAAACAATCTTCATGACAGCTTTCGCTTTCACGGCACTGTTCCGGGTCAGCCCCACGCGCTGGGCACACCATGCATCCAGCTCAGAGCCTTCCAGGTTATCCACGTTCTGCTTTTCTTCTACCAGGAAGGCTTTCTTCCACAGCTGATACTGCCCAAAAGCTACGCCGCGGGTAATGTCATAGGTGGGGAAGCCTTCCGTCTTCTGGTAGTCATCAGGGACACCCTGGAGGATTGTATTGTGAATCTGGTTAATCGTATACATTTTCTGAAATCACCACCTCTACCCCGTCATTCATGACTGCCGTGAAGCTGAACACCCCAGATTCCCCGGAGAACGTCCAGTCTTTAGTTTCCCTGATGACCGGGCAGGTTTTCAGCAGGTCATCTGAAATCTGCTGTTTGATGGTAGCAATTGCCACAGATCTGGGCAGTCGATACCCTACCAGGCCATTGGTATCTACGCCAAAATACTTGTCATAGATGGCGTATTTATTCTTGGTTGTGTTAATGAACAGCCTAATATGCTGCTGAATGCTTTCCGTCAGAGAGCATTCCCTATTGAACCCGGAGTTGAACACAAATTCCTTTTTCTTGTGATCGAAATAGGGACTTCGGCCCAAAGCCGTTGCCCCTGTTGTGGCCGCGGAACTGCTGCTGTTTGCGTCAGTAGTAGAGACCGCTGCCGTTAAATCATTCAGATCGATGTCGGAGGGAAACACCTTAGCACCTCCTAAACAATGATATCCACAATGAAGAACCGCTGGTTGTCAGCAGTCGGAGCCACCATGACCTTGTTCCCTCGTTTCCATTCATCAATGGGATGCAGCGTCACATGCCCGGTGGCAGTGTTCGCTGTAGAATAGCTGCTGCCGCCATGATTATAGCCGCCGGAACAGGTTCCGGTGGTCAGGCTCCCGGATTGGCTTTCATTGTCAATCGTGAAGTCACTGCCCCGCTGCAGGATATGCCTGCAAATATAACCGTTCTTTCTGTCGATAATGTAGGCCCCGTTCTGGATGGAGACCTTCCAGTCATCACCAGTCTGCAGGATCAGGCCGATGCAGTTGGATATGGGCTTCGGATTGTCCCGCTTTTTGAACTGGTTGGCCATCTCCTGGGCCCACGTATCAGCAGCCATTTACACCGCCCCTTCCTGATTGTCTTTTGTAGACTGGATTTCCAGCGTCATGAAATGATTGATGTTGTCATAGGTGTGGTTGGCAGAAAGGACAAGGAAGTCCCCTACCAGGCCCAGTTCCTCGCTGTTGAATGTTAGCACTCTGCCGGATCTGACTTCATCGGATCCGAAAAGCTTCAGCCGCTTGCTGATCTTTTTCCTGCATAGCTCTTTTAACTTCTTGTCAGCAATCTTCTGAGCATCGTCTTTCTCTTTGTCCGTAACCTTTTCATAATGGACAATTTCGCCATAGACTTTGGCAGCATCCTCATTCTCAGCAGTGGCCACAACGGCCACATCCTTTTCCTTGCCAGATGTGACAACAACCTTCGTGACGATATCCTTCACGCTGCTGTCTGCCTGGTAATCACCAATCACATTGGTGATATCGAAGGGCTGTTCATTGGGTGCCAGCTGGTAGGTGGCTGTGATCTTCAAGTTATCCCGCTTCGTGATATACAGTTTGTCCACCCTGACTTCCATCCGGTATTCCACCCCGGTGGCATCCGTCTCCTGGGCAATGATGTCTTTCAGCGCTTTGGAGACTTCATCCCCGTTGTAGACCTTGTTGATGACCGTGTTCATCTCAGCGATTTCGCCAATCTGGATGCTCTTCTGTTCACAGATCTTCCGAATGGCATCGGAGGCAGTACAGTCAACCAGCTGAACAAACACCTGGTCCTTATTCAGGAACCATGCGTAATCATAGGCTTTGTATTTGTACTTAGACATCCCTTCCCTGGATTCATCCTCGATGATTCCCGTGTAGACTGCCTGGCCATTGTTCTCAAAGCAGATTTTCCCACCGAATTCCAGTCGATTTCCCTGGTTATTCACATCCAGGGGATTATCGATCAGGTCAAAGTCGAATTCCTCGCCCAGCTGATCAATCTGATCCCCGCGGGTGTAGTTGCTTGTGATGCCAGTGATATCCCTGGTGGTGCCGTTGTAGGAGTAAGTCAGTTTGAAGTTGTTCATGCAATCACCCCTTCAGACGCCTGATTTGCAGCAATATTCACCGGCGGCTTCTTGTATTCCCGGAAATCAATCTGAAACTTGATGTCGTTGTTCTTTTCCTGATGATAGACGAAATTGTCGATGGTACAGAGCATATCAAATTTGACCGCTCCAAAAGTCTCTACAAACATCAAGCGAAATACCATTCCCAACCGTCGCTGCTTTTCAATCCAGTTCACATAGCTCCATCCATTACTGTATGTAGCTTGCGCACGGATAAAAGGATAATTCTTATTCACAGGGAAGATGCTTGAAAAGGACAGAGTGCGAAGCTTAGGTGCACCGATGACATTGATGTCACCGGTCACAGCCTCAAAGGTTTCATTGTTCTGTGGGCTGTTTATATCCGGCAAGTCCCCAGGAACAACTGGGAAAATGACGCTTTCCATAGAATTGTCAACCTTCAGTACGATATTGATGTGAGAGCGCAGAGCAGCGGTCAGATCGCTGTATGCAGATCCGGTATACTGCAGCAAGATGTCAGTTAGCAAGCTCATTTTTTCACCCCCTAACTGTTCCGCAAAGCATCACGGATCCGGGCAACAATATATTCCCCGGTTTGACGCATATATTCCTGGTTTCCAATCACATTCCCCTGGACAGAGAGGTTGACCGTTACCCTGTCTCCTCTGCCGCCGTTGTTAATCAGCTGCAGCAGTTCTTTGTGCGGCATGATCTGGCTTCCAGATGGCAGAGTAATGAGTTCCCCGCCATTCTCATTGACCATAGTTTGCCCGCCCCGGAAGTAGGTAGTCCCCAAGGCATTCGTATCCGGATTGTCCCCGCCGCCATCTCCACCCCCACCAAAAGGTAGGGACGGAAGGTGGATAGAACTGATTTTACTGGAAATATTGTCCACCATGCCCATAATGAAGTTAAGCGGGGCAGCCGCAATGCTTGCCAGAGTATCAAAGATTCCCTGGAAGATGTCTACAACATTTTGCCAGGCCGCTTCCCAGTTCCCGGTGAAAACATTCACAATAAATCCGATTAAATCAGCGAGCACACCAACCACATTGGCCAGAACACCGCCAATCACATCAACGGCTGATTCTACTGCAGAAGATATGATTATCCAGGCCGCTTCAAATCGCGGTGCCAAAATCCCCATGACCAGTTCGCCCAGGGCCATTAACTGTGATGCCAGTTCATTCACGGATTCCCGGAATGGTTCAGACTGGGTATAAAGGGTGTAGAAAGCTACAGCCAGGACACCAATGGCAGCCGCCAGCAGTCCGATTGGGTTCAGCAGTGCGGCGAATTGAGCCACACCACCGGCCAGCTGGATCCCCGTGAACAGGGTCCGGAGCATCTGGATCTTGCTGATTACACCATTAATCACATTGAAGGCGGCAAAGCCAGTGGCAATGCCTGCAATCACAGGGCCAATGGTTTTGGCAATCGCTATGAAGTCCTGGAAGTGCTGCACCAGGAAGCTGATGCCATTCCCGACACTCTCAATGATGCCAGGGAGAGCCGCAGCCAGATTGGTTGCAAATGCCTGAATAGATGGCAGTGCTGCATCCACTTTAGCCACCAGCTGGTCCATGATGGGAGCCAGGGCATTGCCCAACGGAGTAATCAGCCCTGCGAATGCAGTCATGATGCCGGTTCTGACTTTGTTCAGCCGTTTCCCAACTTCTTCCTGCATGTCACCGTAGTCATTCATAATGGCTGCGGCCTGGCCTGCATCCGTCTTTCTCATGGCTTCATTGACGCCGCCCACATTCTGAGCAAGGACTTCCGCGATCATGGCAGCCCTTTCGTCTGCCGTGCCGGTCTTGATAATGTTTTTCTGGTAATCGTCCAGGGAAATACCTACTCTCTGCAGTGCCCCAACATTGCCCATCATGACCTTACCAATCATGTTGGCCACATTTACGGCATCTTCCTGGGTGGCATTGAGGCCCTTCTGGTTGACCAGCAGGTCAAGCATACCTGCAGATACAGTCTTGATTTGGTCTTCCGTCATCTGGAAAGTGCCCAACTGGGCCATACCGGCCAGGGTCACTTCATCGCCTACAACACCAACTGTCTGAAGCTGGGAGGCATAGGCTCCCAAGGCCTTTGCTGCCCGTTCAGCTGCTCCGGCACCCTGTTCCTGGATTGCCTTTACATCTCCCAGGATAGTGACCAGCTTCGTTTCAGCAGCCACCTGGGCATTAGCCTTTTCAATGGCTTCATCCGCAAAGCTCTTGATGCCAGCTACAGCCAGGCCAGCCCCAACTGCCGCAATGCCCAATCCGATCTTTGCCACAGATCCAGCTAAAGACAGGAACTTCTGGTTCGCATCTCCGGCAAATTTATTTACCATATTCTGGGCATTCCGGATCTGTCTCGTGGCCTTCTTGGTTTCTCCGGCAGCCTTCTTCATCGGCTCTGAAAATTTGTCAATCAATGTCAACAGGACGTTGATTCCTCTTGCCATATACCTTACCCTCCTTTCATCTGGCTCTGTGCTTCTGCCATCAGGTCAAAATGGAGCTGGTAGAAAAGCCATTCTGTCGGAGTCAGAGATTCAAGGTCATGAATGCTGTGACCACGTTCGATGTAATAACGTATGGTAAGCAGATCGTGGTCACGCTTCATCAGTTTTTTATTTCTTCGGCAACGCTTGCAGCACCAACATAGAACTTTTCAATGATTTCCTGAGCAAAGGTTACAATGGCGCCGATGTTGTCACCAAATACCAGCGGCACTACATCATAGGGTTCTGCCAGCCCCTTACGGAGTTTTTCGTCATGCAGCATGGGGACGGAGTCATAGATGATCCGGACAGCCCCTTCAAAGTTTTCCTTAGTGGATGTAGACCCGTTGACCACTTTGAAGTCATCCAGCATATCAATAACCTTCTCAATGGGCAGTTTCTGCACCATAAAAGTCAGCCCGGCTTCCTTGCTTTCAATGGGAAAGAAGGCATTTCTATCGTTTTCGCTCTGCAGCTTTCTTTTCAGAAGCTCTTCAAGAGTCGCTTTTTTCGCAGTCATCGCTATCCTCCAAAATAAAAGGCGGGTTTTCCGCCCGCCTGGTCATTAGTTAAAGTCATCGATGGTGTCAGTGTCTTCATAGCCGCCGGCCCTGAAAGGAATGGATTCCTCCCCGACTTTGGCATTTTCAAAGCTGGCCAGATCAGTCTCATCGAACGTTACATTCGAAAGCTTCACACGTTCCATGCCGGTCACAGACGGATCGGAAACGCTGGAAACCATGTTGATGTCCGGCATGTTCATGGTCTTCACGCCGTCTTTAATCAACTTCAGTGCATAGGAATCAACCTTGTGCAGGACCATGGTCCCTTCAATGGAAGCACCGGTAAAGCGGCGCTGCTGAATGGGATTGCCATTTTCATCAATATCTTCATACTTCAGTTTGATTTTACACTCGAATTTTTTCACATTGGCCATCAGCTTGTCATTAACCCAAAGCCGGCCATTGGTGCCACGAATGATTTTGTTAGTTACACCTTTATTCATCTATGCCATCTCCTTATTCCATGGTAATGACGAACTTCAGATCTTCGATGGCGTCCAGAATCTTCACAGTGCCAGCCAGGAAGACCGTGGTTTTGAATGCCATGCTCCGGACCTTATCATCCGTCCAGTCTTTGGCAGCAGTCTTGCCAACAGACAGCCAGGCATTTCTCTGTGCTTCCACATTAATATAGGCTTCATTCCCAGTAGTACCTGCATCATCATTACCGGTATAATCCGGATCCAGAATTTCTTCGGATTCCAGTTCATTGAAATAGGCGTCCACGGCATCAATGAACAGTTTCTGATTGGACAGGTAGTTCTTGTATTTACCCTGGTACTTCTTTTTGAATACAGTGGAAATATCTTCAATAATCAGGTTCATGCTTTCCACAATGATGATGTGGCTCATGTCTTCCGTTTCGGTGGAAGTAAAGGTGGTCAGGCTGTTCACGCCTCTGGCAATCTTGACTTCATCATCATCAACGCACAGGCAGAAGTAGCCTTTGTCAATCCAACCGTCCAGGTCAATTTCATCGGTGGCCACATCTGCACAGTCGGACAGGTCTTCCAGCACATAGGAAGTACATGCCCGGTTCATGGGCAGATTGGCCAGGATGGCGCACAGTCTGGGCAGATATTCATTCATTGGCACGATAACATCTTTCTTCGTGCCGTCACTGGCAGTCTGGATTTCGGTGACCGTAGCATTCTTGACGTTGATGACATACATGCTGTCTGCAGTGGTGGCATCGTAAACGATGGCCACAGTATGTTTCATCTTGCCTTTGGTGGTGGCATTGTAGTCAACCACATAGCTCGCCAGGGCCTGCTGAGAGCCGGCATCCGTAGTGCACACATAGTTGTACTTGATTTTATCCAGGACTTTCAGGGCATCCTTGAATTCTCCCTTAGTCGGCAGGGAGATAACTACCACCTTGTTCACGGCCACCAGGAAACATCTCTCAAGGATTTTCAGGTTGGCTTCGGTGTAGTCTTTGGATTCCAGATCCATGCTGGATCTGTAGGTCTTTTTGGTGATGGCCGTCTCACCCAGCGTATCATCACGGATGATGATGGCCGCAATGCCGCGCTCAGAACGCTTGATGGCAGAAACAGCGAGCTGTTTGAACGTAACCTCAATAGTAGGCAGTCCCATCTATTTCACTCCTTTTATAATTCATCCACGTTGTAGGTCTTGTCTTCTTCCTCTTCCTCAGATTCAGAAGACTCTTCATCAGATCGTCCCGTATCTGTAGATGGCACAGAAGTCGGGTTGAATTCCAAATTCTCAATGAGCTCTGCATCCGGCAGCCGGTCATCTTCCTGCACAAGGTCAACTGTGAAAGCGATCTGCAGAACCTTGTCAGTCTGATTGATGTCGCTCTGGATCCCGTCATCTGCCTGGACTACAAATCCGTATTTTTCGGATTCTTCATCCGGATCCAGTCTGGTAGTATCCTGCAGCAGCTTGATGATGGCGTCCCTTTTCTTCAGCAGGTCCAGGAAGCCTTTGTAAGTATCGGCTGCAAAATAGTACAGCCGGAAAGAAAGCCCGTCTTCGTAGTAAGTTCCTACACGGTCCGTATCAATGCCCTCTAAATCGAGGAAGAAGCAGGGCCGCTGGAAGCCTTCCGTGATGTCTGTGTTCTGCACTGGAACATCAGGGAAAGCCCCCTGCAGTACCCTGGTGAATCTGGCAATGACTTCCGCCGGAGTAACTAAGCTCATAAGATTTCTCCTTCCTCCAGGAGCTGGTCAACAAACTGGTCAACCATCCCTTCATATTCTCCCTGGAAGGCTTTTTCCGCATGAGCCATGGTGTGCCGCCCTTTCACCATTCTTTCTGTTTTAACAGCATGCTTTGCACCGGGCAGGTGAGCCCAGAGAACATGCCCATGTTCAAACAGATGGGCATGGGGGGCCTTGTTGATGACACGCACAGAGTATTCATCTTTCCCGTAGATATAAGGCCGCCCGCGGGAAAGACTCCGTACAAGGTTGCCCGTTTTGGAATGTTTGATATCTGCTTTATATGCAGCCCTGGCTTTTGCCCTCATTCGGTTCCCGGCCCGGCCCATGAATGCCTTCGTCTTCCTGGGAAATTTCTCTTTGGCCGCTGCTAGCATGTCATCGCTCAGCTTAGTCAGTTCGCTAAGGTCAAAATGCATTGTAATCATTGGATCACTCCCTCTGTAAAGATTTCCAGACGGTCATGATTGGCATATGGATCCAACAGGTAAATTATGTCGAATCGCTGCCCTCCGTATCTGATGTACATATCAGTCGTGAGATCAGAACGATACCGGACAATGAATTTGTGCGTGACTCTGGTAAGAACCGTATCGGCTGCACGGCCATGTAGCATAGAACCAGTCTGAGGCACGATAGATGCATAGACCGTATCAACCAACTGTTCAGCGATTTCCCTCTGCCCCAGTTCATTTTCATCTCCCTGGACCGGCTTATAGATTTCAATCTTTCGATTCAGGATGGATGCCAGATTAGGTGCTGCTTTCCGATACATAGTCAATTCCTCCCTCCAGCCCCGTATAGCTGTGCTGGTCAAGGATAGATTTCACCGTTGGATTCACTTCTGCATTGGTAACCGTATACTGACGAACGTCATACATATCCGCAACCAGGGCCATGACTGCCAGCGTGATGTCTTCGTAGTCGTCCAACTGGGAAGCCGTGAGTCCCGTGTAGGCCATGGCATAAGATATGGCAGCTGTAAGCATCGGCTTCAGCATCATAGCGGCGCTGCCATCCGCCCGAACGTATTCCTGCAGAAAATCAACGGTCAATTCCGATACTTTCATAGGTTATGCCTCCTTTACGGTTTTTTTCTCCTTTGGAGGCTTGCCTTCTGCTTTAAGGTCCGCTGCTTCTGGTTCATCAATACTGATAGCAAGACCGGCCTCGACAAGGTCCTGG